CCCTCGCATTGGCCCTGTAACTTTATCAATTGCTGATAAGACCACTTTTAATTCTAAATTCTTAGCCATAAATTCCACCTAAAAAAAGAGCGCCGGCTTGGTGTGGTTGGCGCTCTTATTTCTGATTATTCTTATTTCGCTCTGCTTCGATTTTCTCGTTATGCTCTATTGCCTTAAAGTTCCAAAGTAATACTTCTGAAACAGACATTAGCAAAATATCGCCATAAGAGATAAATGGGAAAGTTAATCCTATCCCCATCGCTAAATCTTCAATATAAAGATCTTCACTTTCTAAGCGACGGTTACTTCTGCTCCGCCCGCTCTGATGCTTTCTAAAATAGTCGGCATTTGCACTGGAAATAAAAACCCCAAGATCACATTACTGAGTGATGCAAAATCAGAGATTGATAAGCGCTGCAGGTTTTCACCGTGAATATCGGTAACACGCTCTAATACATCTAATACCGCATCTCCTTCACTTAATTGTAATTGTGTAATAGAAACGCCTCGTAAATCATTCGCTAATGGTTCACGAATCGAGATTTTTTCAAACTCTTTATCTGCAATCACTAATGGTTGAGATAGTGACACTGTAATTGATTTCGCTTTATTCATAACTTTACTCATAATATTGATTCCTAAATATATTCTGTATTTAAAACTTAAACTGAACTAGGCGGAAATCCCGCGCTGATCAATAAATGGATTACAACGGGGTTAGGTTACATTCGTCCCAGAGCGGCGTTTTCTTCCGCTTTAAGATCTTTACCGTTCACTACAAGGACATTTTCTAGCACACGCTCTTCATAGATCGATGTGCCGTTGACGATATATTCAGCCGTAACGGCCTTAAATGTAACCGTACCGCCTGTAACTTCGCCCTTCTTCATCGCATCAAGCTCTGTACCAAAACGACCCGTAAAGTTTGCAGTGAAGCTGATTTTGTCGCAGGTTCCTGGATCTTCAATAAATCCTTTAAACTGCAATGTGGTACTCGCAAGCCCACAGCCTTGCGGCACGATCAAATCAAAGTTAATGCCTTTGGTAGCAATCTCTAACTCCATCGAGTTTTCAAAACCTACAGGAATATCGACTGGACGACTGAAAACACCTGTTTCAAGTGTTTCATATTTCATTGTTGTCGATGGTAATTTCAAGGTTTCAGTTTCACGGCCAATCGAATCACCATCGATATACATGTCGAAGTTCTTCAGAACTTTCGGAAATTGTTCACTCATAATGCTTCCCTTTTCCTCTCTTGATTAAACAAGGTTTGTGATAAATTCATCCGTTAAGACGAGCTCGATGCCAGGACTTTCCGCCGGCGGTACTGGCGTAACTCGCAGTAACCAATCAGGGCGACCTTCCATGAGATCATTCGTGCCATTTTTATCCGGGTGAAGATCCACAAAACCGCCGATAATACGCCCAGCACGCTTGTGTTCATCTAAACGGTTGTTGTAACGCATTGAGAACTCTTCCAGTAACACGCGAGTCATCGGCTTATCCTGCGTAATGCTTTTAAGCATCGTTGCTGCTTCTTCGCCCAAGAAATTCATCGTGCGAGTATAAACTTCAAAAATATGTGATGAGTCAATCGGTGCACAAGTCCTATTGCCCCAAACTTTGATACCGCCATCATCACGCACCAAGACGCTGATGTTCTTTTTGTTAAGCTCGTTCGCTTCAGTACCGGCAGGATTAATCGGGGCAAAAGTTACCTCTTTAGTTGTACCAGTTACTTGGCTCAAAATATGATTCGAGATTGAATGATGCCAGCCTTTTTCATAGTCAATACTTGCACGAAGTCCCGCAACTTGGGCAACCACATACTGCTCTGCTTCCGCTTCTACATCCTGATCATAAGCAATTGAGTTGTTATAAATCAGCATCAGATTATCGCTCGATACTTTATCTGCGAGCTTCAATGCATCTTGTACGGTATCACTCGTTTCAATCGATGCATAAACAAATCCTAAGAACTTTTCAGCAAGTGCAATCATGCGTAAACGTACAACTTCTTCAGTATCATAAAGAGGACAGATAAAAATCTTAGGCTGTACGCCGGTTTGCGTTCGAGCAAGCTCCAATGCTTCATGCCCTGTACGAGTTCCATTAGGATTAATCTTCCCCATAATATTCGGAATCGTTAATTCCATACTTTCCGCTTCATCCACCCGCACAACAACCGTTGGCGTTTCAGCCTCTTTACGAATATTACGAAGTGCTTGGCCAAGCGTTCCGCTTTTCCCTGCTTTAGCGATAGCATCATCAAAGTTAGTGACTAATACGCATTGATCCAGTGGAAACATTGTTTCATCCGCATCATTTCCGGTTACCACCATGCCAATCACGGCGGTGCCAACTTTCGGTAACTGTGTCCAACCAGACTTATTAAATGTCTGACGAACACCATGTTGGAATTCTGTACTCATTATTTAGCCTCCTTCTTCGGTGCTGTTTTTGTGACTTTCGCGGTATCTTCAACAAAACCCGCATCAACCCATTTTTGAGCATCTTTCTCGGTATAATGCTCACCCTTTAAATACCGGCGATTGCCGATGCGAAACTCTCTTATGACGATCATTGTGATTCTCCTTTCTCTTCAATTTCTTTGCCTTTAATCTCTCTAAAAAGAACTGTGGCTTGATCGATCAAAGCATCAAGTTCTTGCTCTTCTGTTTCAGTACGTTTTTTAATACGCTCATAGCGCTGAATCTGGGTTTCGATCGCATGAAGTTCATCACGTTTTTGCTGAAGAAGTGAAAACTCTTCAATTACTTGAATTCTTTTGCTTGCTTCTGCACTTAAAACCCATTGACCATCGATATATTCGTGATCTGGCGAAGGACGTGCTTCTATCATCTTTAAAGTATTACTTTCAGCATCAAAACGAAGCTGACCAAATAAGAGAATCTCATCACGCTCAGCAAGATCATTCTGATCAACCTCTACAGATGTTGTACTAAGCAATTTCCCCTCATGAGAAAAAATCAGACCAATATTCATTATTTTTTTACTCCAATTACCATGTAATTTGCGATGCCATTAATCCATCTACTTGGATCAGTTGTATGTGTAGGTCCATAGTGCGTTCCAACCCACATTCGACATGTAACAACTCTATTTGATACAAAACACTCTGATTTAAAATGCATTTGACGACTTGTTTCTTGTATATCCCATTTCTCTTCTTCAGGATTCATCTTGTCTGTTGATACAAAAAAGGAGCATTCACTAACAGAAAACCCAGCGGGAATAGGAATTGTGCCACCATGAGCAATTGTTCCTGTTACAACAAGAACGTTCGTTGTTTGGATTCCCAAATTCTTGCGAGCATTTGCTGCGGTAGTTGCGCCAGTTCCACCTTCAGAGATTGGTTTTACCCTTGTAAAGGCAGCATCTGCACGAACTTGTGCCGTTTTAGCGTTAGCAACAGCTGTATTTGCCGTGGTTTGTGCATTAACAGCTTTCTTGTCTGCAGCTAAAGCTGCTTGATAAACGTCATAGGCATATTTCGCACTTGCGATAAGATCAGAACGATTCACTTTGAGATCTGATGTCAGCTTATCTGTCGTGAGGGCGACAGCATTACCGAATGAGCGGAGGAAGCCATAAGGGTCTGTAGTTGTATTAAATGTTGTCAAAAACTCATGAGATGTTCCCCATCGTGTTCCATCCCAATGAGATAAATGTAATCTTGGAGAATTTTCATGAAAAAAGGCAAGAGGGCGAGAGTCTCTCTGAGATATCCAACCACCTATATAACGATCATTACCAGACCATGCATCTGGAAGATCTGATCGTGGGGAGTTAAAAAAATGATTTGGAGATCTATTTCCATCCTCTATGTAAGCATTTGTTCTATAGGGAGTTCCAAATCCATAATCGCCAACTAATAAAACATCAATCGGAGTAGTAGTTCCTTCATGAATCACACCTTTTGAATCTATCCTCGTATTTTCACTACTATAAAATAATGCTGGCTTTGTCCAAGTACCATTTTGGCGTTTTGTGGCTATATACAAACGCGGATCGTTATAACCATTAAAAAAACCAACGAGATTATTTATGCCATAATTTGCTTGTATAAAATAATGGACAAATCCCGAACCTTCAATTATTCCACTAAAATCTAAGCCTGGATTGTTTTCAGTAAAGTTGATACCCATAGTTAGACCATGGTCCCCAGCTTTTAACTCAGGAACTGCAGTTGTGTAATAAGCTCCAGCAGCTAATAGTGATTCTTTTTTTACATCTTTAGGCTCTACTTTCTTCTTAGCCTCACTCATAGCATCATCGGCATCTGACTGTGCTCGATTAGCTGTCTTCTGTGCATTCACAGCCGCACGATTAACATTATTAACTGCAAAGATTGAAGCGATCTTTGTTTTATCATCACTTAAAGTCGAAGTGAGTGGTACATTGAGAAGCTTGTTGTAATCAAGATCACTATTTCCCGTTAATACATCAAACCAAGCACTCCAAGCGGTATCCGATACGGCATTTCTCCATAGAATCTCTTTATCTGTATAGTAGAATTGCTTAATAGCATAACGCCCTGAAGCATCGCGCCATTGACCATAAACGGCAAGGATTCCATTTCCTTTCAGTGATGAGATCCCTGACATGAAACCTTTTCCGTAAAAATATTTTGGTGGCTCATTTTGGATTTTACGAAGATCCGCATCTACGCCGACTCCCGATTCATGAATGTTGAGAATCGTACAAGCGAGATCAAGTACTGGATTATTCGTATTGGGTTGATCTTTCTCATTTGTTGGTTGATCACCAACCACTGGATGTAAGCGTGCCATGATACGAATCGCATCAAGTCTATTTTCAGGAATGATCAGCTTTTTATCTAAGAAGAGATCTTCCTTTCGTGCTGTCTCAATCATCTATAAACTCCCGTATAAATATTCGCCGTTATAGAGCGCTTTGTTGTTATAAAGTAAGGTCTGTTCATACTTCACAAGTCTTAATTTGTTTCGTGCAGAGCTTGTGTAGTAGAGAAGATTTACGGCATTGTTGTATTGTTCAAGCGTAAAGTGATTCTCAAAAGTCACATCATATTCAGCCCAATGTCCGCTATTTTCAGTGATCGTCATTTCACCTAGCCCCGCAGCTCGGATCACTCTGCGCATTGATTCAATCGTGCCTTTTTTACGATTGATTAACGGTGCAGCAGCAATCACTTCCCGTTTTCTTTGTGCTGGCCAATCATGATTGAACTCATCAACATCCAATGACCAAGCGAGCCATGGTAAAAGGTCAACGGGGCAAAGCCACGGATTCCAAATCCATTGGAATTTAAAATTCTCTGGCGGACGATTTACAAAAAATCCCGTTTGTTCAAGATCGATCTCGAACTGTGCTGAAGTTCGTGGTAATAGCGATTGTCTGTTTGGCATTACGCTTCCTCCACGCTTCTTTCAATCACGACATCTTTAATGATGATGTAGGCAAAAGGTTCTGGCATTACGTCCTTTTTCGGCATTTTTATTTCAATATTTTGAATGCCAGGAACTCGTGCTGTGGCATGAATTAAGTTATAAGTAAGCGGATCGCCGAAGCTTAAACGCTCATTGAGCTTTAAAAGCGCATCTTTCACTTCACGATTTACTGCTTCTTCGTTGTAGCCGTTGTAATACGTTGCAACCAGCTCAATTGTAATTTCATTAATCTTGCCGCTTCTTACGACTAACTTATCGTTGAGGGGGCGCTTATCATCTGGTGTGATGAAGTCAGAAACCAATTGAATCAATGCATTATCGGCTTGGCCATCTTTATGACGTGAGCGAATATATAGATGTACTTCACCCGGTACTGGCGTGGGAAGCATCACAAATGATTCTTTTACATCTTCACTCGCTTCAATGGCTAAACGCTCATATCCCGATTTTGGTCCTGCAACTTGAGCAAGTCTGTCAGCTGTTTGTGCACGAAAGCGCAAGCTCTCATCATCTTCTAAGACTGCTGGTGTTGGTGGATTTGCTTTATCATCTGCTGGCACTAATACTCTGCGATAGATCAGCAAGTTTGCGGCTAACACATCAAGATTGGCACCGGTTGCATATTTGAGCATTGATTGTTTGAGATCCTCGTTATATGCATTCTTCATATTCACGCGATCATAAGCCCAGGACTCAAACACCTTTTTAATGGGATCACTTTCAAGAACAACTTCTTGATAAGCTTGGTTTCTACTCACAAAATCAGCAATGATCTCTGCTAATTCCTTTTCAAAATCAACCTCTTTAAAAACGGTCGGATCAGGAAGATCAACAAGATATTGACTCGCTTTAAATTGCATTATTTCCTCCTGTTAACTGATTAAAATTCTGGGTGAAATTGAGAGCTTCATTACTACGCTTTTTGACAGCTTCAATCATGAAGCTTAGTTTTCCGGCAGTTTCAATATTCACATTGATAAAGCGGACTTCAACACGGGGTTCAAACTCTGCAAAAGCAATCATCAAGCTACTCATGAGCATCATTCTGTATTCATCATTCATCGGCGCATCAATCTTCGGCACTAAGATGGTTCCATAGTTGCGGCGCATTACTCGTGTGCCTTTCGCAGTCAAAGCAATATCAAGCATCGACTGGATAATGTGCTCATCTTCTGTGATCGTTTTTCCTGTTTCTCTGCTAATCATTGCTAACTTCCTAATTATTGTGGCGTTCCGGTCATACCATTCACGCCTGGATGTTTATGGCCAATGAACGAAATGCCGTTAATCGTGATGTCGTTCTTGGCCTCAGCATGTGCTTGAAAAATTACTGGGTAATTAAACACGGCTCTGACAGGGGTTCTGCTCATGCCACCACCGGCACTGATCCCACCAGTAATAAAGACATTCCCATTCAAGTTAATCGTTGGTGCATTCACATTGAATTGATCCGTATTCGTTGTCGTATTACTCGAATTAACTGTTGTATTTTTAGCATTGACTGTTGCATCTTGCGTATTCACAACAACTGTTGATGCGCTGTTAATTGTGAGATTGCCACTGTTGTGATGAATAAAATCCCCATTCTCAAATAAGATCTTAAAATCAAACTCCCCAAGCCCCGCAAACTGCTGGCTTGTGTCAAGATTCGGAATAAACACATTGATGTTATTCTCTCCGCCTTCTGACATAATCCTGCCACCTTGCCCAATTCGCGGATAACAGAAGATTGACGTACCCCCGACAAAGGGCAACGCATACGGCATCCACGGCGTTTTTGCATCATCTTCAAACTCGCATTGCACTTCGATGATTCCGCTTGTTACGCGAATCCCCGTGATCTCCGCTGTTTTAAATACTTCGCTTGTTTTGCGAATGTTGTCTGTTGGTAAATGCATTAAAAGGCTCCCTCTACTAACTCGTAAAATTGATTCATAATGATCTCTTCCTCTGCTTTCCCAATACCAATCATCGTTCTCTCTGGATATTTCACTCTTGTTCCATATTGATTAACTCGAATGGTTCTTCCGTAGTGATGAATTGAAGCTAATCCTTTGTTCCTATTTTGGAACCCAACTGATGCAAAATTAGAGTTAGCTTTTATTCTCAAAGATCTTCTACGACCCATCTTTTGAAACATCTTTGAATTCTTATTTTTTTGACGACGTTTTTTAGAAGATTTTCTTGGCTCCATATCAGAACCATCTGCATTTCTATTCGCTAAAATCTCATTACTGCGATGCGCCCTTAATGCAACTGAAACCTTTTTTGCATACTCTCTTCGTTTTGCCGGATTAATTCGTTTTAAAATTTCGCCAAACTGTTCATCCAAAGCATTCGTATACATTGACTGATCCTCCTTCATCATCACGCTCAATCATAAATTTTCGGCGCATCTGGAAGACAAGTTGCAGTTCATAATCATCTTCATTAATGATAGAAACATCATAGGTAATACCTGATTCACGCTTGTCATCGCTCATCGTTCCGGCATGCTTTTCGTACCACAGCGCCGCAACAACAATCACGACATGAACATCAGCGCTGATCTGCTTTAAATTCACGACAAACTCTTCATCCGTCATTAAAGATTTGCCAATCACATACGGGTTTCCACTGTCGATCCAGGCATCAATATCCGCTTCAGATCGCACATAAGGTTTAAAGAGTGTTTTTAACTGATGAATCATTTTGTACTTACCTTCTCATCGATACGCTCGACCCGAATCTCTAAGCTATTCATACGTCTTTCTAATGATTGAATCGACTGGTCTGACTTCATTAAATGCCTTTCAAAATTCTCAAGCTTTACGAAAAGTTCACGCTGTTGAATCACAGATTCATTTACCGCTGCAGCTAATGAGCCAATTTGACTAGATTGACTATTGAGATGCCAAGTTCCTATTCCCATCAAAATTGAAATTAGAAAGGATAAAATCATGATAACGATCTTCAATAACCGTTGATCAAACACTGTGTGTACATGGGCTGTTGCTGTCATTTTTTACATACTCTTTGGTATAAATCGTTATAGTTTTCTTCTTGAACTTTCGTTTTTTCAGTATCATTTTCAGATACATAATGAATATCAAAAAGCAGACATAAATCAGGGTTCGTTTCGTAAATAACCTTTGTCGCGCAACCTGTCATTAATATTGCGAGGATCACGCTGATTAATATTTTCAACATCTTTCTTTACCTCAATCGCATTCAAAGTCTCTTTCGCCGCTTTGTTGGCATTCTTACTAGCTTCAAGCTCTTTTTCTAACGCTTCGCGCTTTGACTGCTCGCGCTTAAATAGCCAGAGGAAAATCAAGGCTAATGTGACAACCAAAGAGCTAAACCAATTTTTAATTCGATTCATTACTAACCCTTTATGTGGATCAAGGTTGCAATAAAAATGAATATCGCCAGCAAAACAGCAATCACAATATCCATCACGACTGTTTCTGGTCTGCTAAACTTCATGATTTTCACCTTTCTTCAACTTTATCTCTGCGAGATCTCGAAGCCCCTTACTCGGTAACTGCCCCATTGTTGCGACTAAATAAACTGATAATAACCACTCAATTCCTGAATATTGCTGAGCTGCTGAAATGATCAAAATAATGGCACCGACAATCGCACCGATAAATGCCAGCGCTTTATTACTGTCAATGCGCTCATGACTATTCATCAAACACTCAAAAATACGCTTACGAATCATGAGCAAACTCCCTGAAAATAGGTATTTTCTCGTAGCTTTTTAAGGCGCTCATCATTGCTGTCTCCCTGCAAGATCTCTTGCATCTCGTAGCTGTCACAGAAACTTGATTCAGTTTTATCTGTAAATCCCACTTCCGGACGTGGATTACTACAAGCAGAAATGATGATCGCAACTGTTGCCAGAGCAAATGTCATCAAGATAATTCTAAAGTGATCTTTCATATTCATTGATACGCTCGTTCCAGTTAATGCCTCTACTCGCAAGTAAACGATTGCGCCAACCTTGGATGTACTTATAGCGAGTTTTCGGCGAAATAATGACGTAGAAATCTAACGTGCGATAACAGAGTGCTTCGATCA